GGGCCTCAAGGACTCCATGACCCTGGTCAGCGCCGTGCCAAAGAACGCGCCAGGCTCTGCCACCAGTTCAGGCCTGGATATCCTGCCCATCATGAAGCTCGAGTTGGTGGACGAGATCGAGGCGGCCGCGCTTAAAGACATACACGACACAGAAAGGGACTTTTAACAATGAAACCCGCAATTTTTACAACAGATGAGCCGCCCGTGCACATCGACGACATCCAGGTCAAAGAGTACATCCTGGAACTTAGACGACGCATTGAAGTCATGAACGTGCAAATGGAAACCCTGGTCAGGCAACTTCATGACGCGCAAAACAATAAGTGACCCCCAGGTTGAAGACCTGGCCAGGAACTTAATGCAGATGTACGTAATACGTATAAATGGGCAGGACCTGGTGCTCCTCGGGCCAATCATGGGTTGGCCTGAGGAAAGGGACATTGAGGTGGAAAGTATTGGTTTTGGAGAACTGGTCAGGGTGGAAGACGTGATAGTGATGCTTCACGGGATGCGGGACGCACGGGGTGGGGCAAGTGTGATGAGTAAATTGCAATGAATCACGGACCACGGACTACGGACAAAGGATTAAAAAATGAGTTTTTTACTTGTATATAGACTTTTTGACCAAAAGAAAAAAATAAATTATTTTTTTTATTTTAGACGTAATAGATGTAATGGTGTAATAACGTAATGTAATCAACGAGTTATGAGAACACAGTACATTACAGATTGTTTATAGGAGTAATTTATATAAAATGCGCGCGCAACTTTTTTTTTGAAAAAAAAAAAACTTACTCGTGGCTAAAAACCTATACTGAAACGCTAAAAATACACAGAATTGAAAACTTGGTAGGTTGGAAGGTTTAAAAAGGAGAGAAAGATGACATTGAAGGACGTTTACAACAAGGCTCCGGTCACCCAAAAGAAGCTTCAACAGCGCCTGTCTAAGCCGGTGAAGCCTCTGAGTCAGCACAAAAAGCCCTTAACGCCCAAGGAATGGAAGTTTGTCCAGGAGTTGGTATCGGGAGCGGGCGCGGTCAGCCCCACTGAGGCGGCCAAGCGGGCCGGGTATGCGGACAGCACCGCCGCTGTCCAAGGGTATCTACTGACAAACCCGGAACGTCACCCCAATGTGGTGGCCGCGATCCAGGAATACCGGTCAGAGCTGGCCCTGAAATACGGGACGACCTACGAGAGGCACATGAAGGACATGCAGACCATCAGGGATGCCGCCCTGGCCGCAGGGGCCTATGGGGCCGCTGTACAGGCCGAATACCGCCGTGGACAGGCCCTGGGTACCATCTACATCGATCGCAAGGAAATAAGGCACGGAACGATCGATTCCATGAGTAAGGAAGAGGTCATGCGAAAGCTCGAGGAAATCAAGAAGCTTTACGGGGGCCCGCCACCTACTGCGATCCTGGAAGTCCAGGCCACCGAAGTGGCGGCCAGCGTCGAGCATGATCCCGACTTTGACCCGAATGCTGTTTTGAAGGAAACCAAAAATGCCAGTCAAGCCCGAGAGCGCGCTATACAAGCGGATAAAAGAAAACCTGCTGAACTGCCGGATAACGAGGCTTGAGTCCCGGGTAGGCCTGGGGATTCCGGATTGCCTGATTGCATTTCCCGGAAAGTGGGTGATGCTGGAATTGAAGGTTGTCCGGCGAGGGAGGAAAGTCAACCTGAGTCCGCATCAGATTGCCTTTCACCTGGTGCATGGGGAAATGAGGGTGCCAACCTTTATCCTGGTTCAGTACTTCCCGCCGGGGGTCACCCAGGGAGCCAAATCGGAGCTCTTGCTTTTCCGTGGAGACCAGGCAGAGGAACTTCACCACCTGGGCGTGGACGCGGAGCCGCACGACAGTTGGTCCCTGACCGGACCGGTTTGGCACATGCTCAGATTGCGGTTGACTGAGGGTTAGGGAAAGCACCTAGTGACGTATCGAAAAAACGTGTATGATGCGATCAGCCAGGCGAATTGTTCCCTGGCTGAATAACCTAGAAAGAGAGAAAGATATGGGAGTTTCCTTGAAGAAGCGCGATAAGTACGAAGAGGTTTATCGCAAGCGGTTGGCTACAAACAAGGCCGCCTTTGACCAAATGACAGAAGAACAGCAGAAGGTTGTGCGGGACACCCAAGTGGCGTTACGCAGTTTTGTGTCTGACTTTTCTGATTCGTTTGACGTGACCACAAGCACCGCACGTGAGTTGCAGGATTGTTTTTGGCGCATGAACAATGCGTTCAGGACAGAGGAGGGCGCAGAATGAAAGTTAATCTCCAATTGCGCGCCCAGTATGGACTGGGAACTGTCCGGGCCTACCGGGAACTTATTGGCCGTGATGGCCCAGTTGATGAGGATGCCGTGACTGACATGCTCACCGATGTTTGGCATATGTGTGAGTCCCTGGACATCGACATGCGTAAATGCCACACCGCCGCGTTACTTCACTTTTGTGCAGAGAAAGAAGGTGCCCAATGAAACAGTATTCAATTGAGGTTCGCATGTCCTACTTTGTTTGGGTGGACGTGGAAGCGGCCGATGAACATTCCGCAAGAGACCAGGCATTGCGCCGGGCCTACCGGGAACAACAAAAGGGCACGGGCGTTTGGGGTGAAGAGCCCCAGGTCACAGTAATCATCGAAGGGGAGACAGTCAAATGAAAGAACAGATCAGAGAATTATTGAAGGAGTGGCATCCGGCTGAAATATGCCGCCTGGTTGGACTGCCTGACAATGAGGCAAAGAAACTTGTGCGTGAAATTTATTTTGAATGGGGCTACACCGACCCGGAGGATTGGGAGGTGAAAGAGGTAGCAGATCGTCAGTTTGTTTTGTTCTTAAAACAAGGCGACGAGTGGATCGACGAGAACGGGGACTATCGTTATTTTGACACGGAAGAACAGGCCCGCAACCATCTGCATTTCTCGTTGAAGTTGTGGCATGACGAGGTGGCCCGGAACACATTTTCTTGAAAGCCAAAAACAAATGCGTCAATCAAAACTACCTGATCGCTACAAAAAAGTCGATCAGCCGCCCAGGCCACCACCTGGGCCGTTCAGACTAAGAGATGTTTTTAAGTTGGCCATGATGGCTTTTTTTAACAACGTGATAAATAGAAAGTGAGAAAGAAATGAAAGTTAAACAGTTGATTGAAATTCTGATGGAACAACCCGCTGATGCGGACGTGTCCGTTTGGATTGATGGCGAGCGCCTCGAGCTACTCGACGTGGACGTGTCCTTTGTGGATGAACACAATTTTGTAGAACTGAACGCGAGGGAAGATAAGTACGTGCATTGCCTTAAGTGTGACCATGTGTGGAATGAATCACAGTCACCAGGTGTTTGCCCACATTGCGGAAATACGGACATGCAACAAACTGTTTATCAACTGGCCCAGATTTCTAGTTGACAGGTTTTTTCGATACGTGCTATATTTCACCCAGGTCATGCGATTGGCGCGTGGCCGCAACCTAGAAAGAGAGAAAGAACATGGAAACATTGAACCCAATTTTGAACGCCCTGGTACAAGACCTGGTGCGTCAATTAACCCCAGTCGTTGTGCAAGCAATTGCCGGTGAACTGGAAAACTACAAGCTTCAAACAGATCAGAAAATTACTGATGCGTTGGACGTTACTCGCAACTGGGTGCGTAGCGTTGTGGGCGAAGTACTGGACGAGGACTTGCGCGGCCGCGTTGCAGATGTTATTGACACCATGGACGATCAACACATTATTGATGTTGAAGCAATGGCCGCCCGCGTGATCGATAACCTGGACATGAGCGACCTGGCCGAAAAAGTGTTTGAAGAAGTAGACCTCACCGACCTGGCCGAAAAAGTGGTTGACGAGATCGACCTGGAAGACAAAATCAAAGAGTTTTTCAACGACAACTCGTTCTCTGTTTCTTTGTCTTGAGGGGCCGACATGGGACTACTTAACGAAACACAAAGTGCGTTGTGCGACATGTACGACGTGCGCCGTGCAGTACCTGACAAAATAAAAAATCAACCCAAGGACAACGAGGGAACAGAAATCACAGTTGGCCAATGCATCGATGACGTGATCTTATTTTTGGAAGAGCTCGAAACCCTGTACCAGGAGAAAACACCATGAGCAAAACGAACGTTGAAAAAATCCAAGAACTGATGACACGGAGCCCGGCCGGGCCGCTCATGCAAGCATTCATTCTTGAGGCCGTGCGCCGTTATGCGGAAGACATCATTAGCGAAGGCGTGCCCGAAGATAACCCCCGCGCGCTGATATCCCCCAAGGCCTGGTATGTGTGCGCCGAAGTGGCGCATCTTGAACTAACCTAATCGGAGAAAAAAATGCAAGAACTGAAACCTTATGCGTTGATGACTTTAAACGAGCGCGCCACTTGGAACCACCGCGCCGCGCAGTTGATGGAAAAAATCGGCGGCGGGTTTGCGTCCGCCCTGGCCCTGGCTTATTTTCGCGCTGATGGAACAAACCAGGCGCGCATTTTGGGCGCGTTTGGTGACCTGTTTGATTTGTATAGAAACCGGGCTTTTGAACAGCTCGAAAACGAAGAGCGGGCCCGCCAGGCCCTGACCGCCCAGGAATAAAAAAATAATTCTCTGTTCACCCGGCCGCGCGCCGGGTTTTTTTTTTTGCGTGGC